TCCAGTCTTGAAAGAGGCATCTTATTGGGCTATGTACAAATTTTCTTCTGTTTTATTTATCAACTTGTGATTGTGTTAGGTGGGCCTGAAAACTTAGGATCATCATATCGTGGATTTACAGCATCATGTTTGTAATTAGGATCAGGATAATCTTTCCAACTGTCACCTTCATATTCAAGTATAAGTGGATTTATATCCTTTCTCTCAGCATATACATGATAAAAACAATCAATTAGTATTTCACCAGTTAAAAAATCTTGATTTGAACCAATTTCAATCACTACATATGCATTGTTAAAACTCTCAATCACAAGATTCTGACTCTTACCGATTGGTTGTAGTTGAACCGTGATACTATCTTCATGAACAAGATCTTTCCAATAATCTGGCAATTCAATAATGTTTTTACCTTTAAGTCTACCACGATAATAAACTCCAACTTCAGGGCCTTCAATGCAAGCATAACGAAGTCGATGACCCTCTCCTTTTGTTGGATGTTGTATATCAAATGGTTTTGGCCTGCCATCCGCCGTATTAAATCTCTCTGATAAATCTCCTATATTTGGATGGTCAAACTCTGCATTACCACCAACGAAAAGTTTGTATTGTGAGGAACCACCTTGAACAGAGAGTCCATTTGCAGTTCTATCATCACCCTTGATAGTAACATTACCATCAGTAAGAATGGCTAAATTGGGATCAATAACTGGTTGTTGATCTAATGGATTTTGTGGTGGTTGTAATCTAGCTACGTTTAAAGTTGCGGGCGCATTAGGTGATGAAAGAGGAAATCCAACAAAAACAGGGCCATTTAAAACCGCAGTTCCAGTTGGTGAAGTATCTGGTGCAGTGTAAGATACATCATTTGTTCCTACAATGAGTTTATCCGTCTGTGTCTTTACGATATGCATTTTAGTCTGATTGAACTATATTAGCAGGATTAGTTGCTGTATCTATATTTGGTGGTGCGATTGTAGTTGTTCTTTCTAAAACTCTTGACATTACACCAAATTTCATGTCAGCATCAGCAGCAGCGAGTGCAAATCCATACTTTAGTTGAAAGAAACCTTTACTAATTATATTTGCACTATTAGTTGCACTTATTAATATTTTTTCAGCTTGAACTCGAACATCAGGAGCACTGATCTGTGCAAGTTTACAAGCCTCCATCATTATTTGACCATCTTGACCACCACCATTTGCATGAAGATTAATATTTCTTGCTCGAATTGTTACGTCACCATTTAAACAATCAATGAGCATATCACCCCTTCTGCATAATATTTTTTTAGCATACATGGGTGTGATATCACCAGCCTTTCTGACTTTTATTCCCTCTCCAAGACACTCATCTGAACAACCTTGAGTATATAAAACTGATTTAGGAGTTCCAGTTCCGCCCGCCGTTCTATTTTCTCCCTTATCAGCATAGAAAGCAAAAGATTGACCTTCTTGAGTTTGGATTTCATAATTTGTGTCACCATGAATACTACTTTGACCATCTTGAATAACGTATCGGTCAAAGGCCTCCCGATTCATGTTTTTTTTATCGTTAGGTGCTTTAAAACTTTCTGACATTTTATTTTGTAATACAACTAATTACTGTTATAACAGCATCTTGAGGTAGATTCCTGTTGAAAGGAGTATTTGTATCAGCTGATCTAGATGCATCATCAACCTTAGTGAATTTAAGAACTGGTTTTAATTTTGCACCAGCACCAGTGTCACTATTTATTACTAAATCTGGAAGATCTGTATATCCAAATCCAGAGTTTACGACGTTTGCATCAATTATAAGACCATCTCTGATTATTAATTCAACTTCTGCTTGACCTAGAGTTGGTCTTGCACCATCGACACCAACGCCAGTTCCAGAGCCACCAGTTCCAACGCCACCAGCACCAACACCGCCAGCACCAACACCGCCAGCACCAACACCGCCAGCACCAACACCGCCAGCGCCAACACCGCCAGCACCAACGCCACCAGCACCAACGCCACCAGCACCAACGCCACCAGCACCAACGCCACCAGCACCAACGCCACCAGCACCAACGCCAGTCACAATATCACCTGTTACATCACCAGCTCCTATTATATCATCACCTAATCCATCAACTGTAGAACTTGGCGAATCCACAATTGCGATTCCACCCTCAACTGTAAGAGTATCCGTATCTTCATATCCAAATCCTGTATTTTCAACAATAACATCTTCTAAAGTGGTTACATAGGAAACTACCCCATCATAGTTTTGATTTGGATCTGGTGTAACTTCTTTTTCTGTTAAATTTCCATTCCGATCACGAGTTGTTTCAACTGTGTTTGGTAAATATCCTTGACCAGAATTTGTAATCACAGCACCAACAACACCAAGTTCAGTGCCATTTGGGTCAGGAATATAAACTGGATCACCATTAGAATTCAAAATTTGATTACCGTTTTCATCTAATGATGGGGAAACATTTCCCATGACTGGAAAACCTCCAGCACCAAAACCATTTTCACAACTATCAACAAATGAAAGTAGGGGTGGTTCTGTAAATCCAAATCCTGTGCCATTAATTGCAACACCAATTATTTTTCCAACTGCATTGATAACTGCACTCGCATCTATACCGTGACCATCTCCACCAATAAACTCAACTCGTGGTGGGCCACATTTTAAGACATTATTATCACAATCTGGTTTTTCTGGTGTTGCTGGAATTGCATCATCTAATTTATCTAAAAGTGGATTAATCAAAGAATTTAATGACATCTTATCGATAATACCTTGAAAATCATCTTCGACTGCCTTTCTAAGTCCACTTTTGGGAGAATATACAGTATTTTCTGGACAATTTTGTCTATCACAATCAAGAACATTTGTAATAATATTTGCAAATCTAATTGCTTTTGTAAAAGACTTACTTGGAGCTGCAATACCACCACCTTGAATATTATTCAATTGACTAAACATGTCACCAAGGTTTGTATCCAAGATGTTATTAATTTGCCCAAACATGTCACCCAAAAAGTTTTCAATACCACAAGTCGGTACATCTAAAACTTGTCCTACCATGTTTTCAAAACTTTTAAAAAGGTAATCTTGTAATCCTTCTTGTATTTTTTCAAAATTACAAAAAACTGTATCGATCAAAGCATTCGTCGCCTGTCCAGCAGGAGCTTGTAATGGTTTTTGTGTTTTTTCTTTTAAAGTAGTTGATAATTTCTCTAATGTATCTTGAATCACCCATGAACGACCACGACGAATTAATTTTGACATTGAGTTATGAACTCTGTTTGTGGTTAATTGTATCTCTGATTGAATATCTACAACACCACCGAAGATTGGGTTAACGTATGAGTTAGCAGTATTTAATCTTTGTAATGTGTTTAATTGTTTTGTAAAATCTTTGATTGCATCACTTATCTTTGAGATCTCATTATCTGCACAGGCAGTATAATTAGTCGCTGTCTGATTTGTGCCATTTTCTTTTTTTAATTGAGATATTACTTTATTCACTTCGCCAGCAGCAAAAGCTAAAAGAACTGGAGAGTTACCCTTTGCAAATTGATGTCCACCAGCGTTTGCCCTCGAATCAGGTGGAGTGTATGGTATGAAATCAGTTTGTTTTTTAGATTTAAACTCTGCGTTTTTTAATTTATCTCTGACAAAGGTTTGTCGAAAGAGAGTTCCAAATATTATTGGTTGTTGACCATCTTCACCATCAAGAAAAAATCCAACGACAACCTCTCCACCACGATATCGCATTGTCTGTCCCTGACCAGCGACTGTTGAGGTATTAGGTGGTAAAAGAACATGTGCAAGTGGTAACTCATCATCAGGTAAGTCACTATCATTACCATGATATCCCACAATACGAACACGACATCGATGTGAATAGATATCTTTACCATCTGCCGCTTTTGTTCTCTCTAATAAATCATTCCACTTTCCTTTTTTCGGATCAGTCACTTGACCGATCCACCATTGCATTGGATCTCTTCCTATAAAGTTAGTCGATGACATTTTAGTTAATCGTCATAAATTAAACACTCAGGCTCATCTGGATGGTTGTCACAGAATAATTCTAAGGCATTTGGATCGTGATGATCGCCTGCTGCAATCTCCTCTTTATGATGTTCTGCATATTCCTCTAATTCATGCAATTCCTCTTTTGCATGTCTTCTTGCTGCTGGGTTTGCTTGTGGATCATCGATAATTTTTTTATCGTGTTCCATGTGATC